GACATTACCCTTCAGATTGAACGGCGGACCTGGACATATAACATTGACGTCATGGTCCCCTGGCGCGGGGACTTGACCGAACTGGATACCAGGGTCGGGACCGAAACCCAAAAGGTCATTGATACCCTGGCGAAATACCCGCGCTTGAATGGGGCCGCGAATATTCAGCGAACGAACATGACGCTTTCGTCCCTTCCCGACTTGATTGTCGAAAGGAAGACAGCGTATCGGGGACGCCGACATTCGCTTGATATATTGGAAATCGTGGACCCAGGAAGGGTTGAATAATGGCGGACATTGAATTCGATTATTCGGAATTGACGGCCTTCAGTCAACGGGTCAACCAGGCGGGCGATACCGTCGCAAAGATTACGTTGAACGAAGGGCTTCGGAAATTGGGGCGGCTTATCGTTCCGACAACGGGGACTGGTCCCCTGGCCGACGCAACCCCGAAGGTAACGGGGAAGCTTGCCAGGTCAACCGTCTTCCAGATTATCGGCGGGGCCAGGAACCAGGCCCTTGAAATCCGCCAGGCGGCGCGGTCGCCTGAAGGCGTGTATTATGGTTATATCGTCCGCGAAGGACGGAAGGCCGTCTTCGCAACGAAAGCGAAGGCCCTTCACTTCTTCATAGGCGGCCAGGAATTCTTCAGGAAGTCGGTCGGACCCGCGGCCCCGAACCCGTATCACAGGCGGGTCATGCGCCAGCTTGCGCCCCAAATTCAGCGGATAGTTGACAGCATGGGGGAAAAGATAACCGCCTATATCAGCGGGAAAGGATAATCTAAAAAGGGGGAAATAGCGCAATGGCATTTTATGACAGTTCAATATCAGTCTTCCAAATTACGGACGTCGCGGGACCAACGCTTCGGGACATTTCGCCGTATATTGTTTCGATTGACGGGCTTCCTGGTCCGCGCGAATTCGGGGACGTGACCGTCCTGGGGGACGGCGGCCACAAGTGGCAACCGACCCTTGAAAACGTGACGATATCCCTGGAACTTCTTTGGTCGGACGACGCAAGCGTCGGGTCGGATACGGTCCTGGGGATTCTTCGGTCACATACCGCGGCCGTCGCCTTCGATTATGGTCCTGAAGGGAAAACGGCGGGCGACATAAAATACAGCGGGACCGCCTGGGTTGAAGATTATCGAATCTTGACCAGGGTCGGAAACATGGTCACGTCCCGTTGTGTCCTGAAGGTCAACGGAACCGTTTCCCGTACAACCTATTAAGCCCGAATGAAAACCGAAAGGGGGAAAAATCGCATGACTTACGAACCGAAAACAATCAAGGTCAACCTGGACGGGGGGAAGGGAATCGGCCCGTTCAAGAAGTCGGAATACGCCGTCTTCTTCCAGGAACTTCTTCACGGGACACAGAAGGCCGCGAACCTGGTATCGCGACAACATCTGGTTATCCCTGAAGGCCAAAAGCCGCCGACCCTGGTTATCGAAGAAGGGGGCGAAGCAAAAGTCGTCGGCGCGAAATCCTTTGACATTGACCTGACCGCCGTTGACTGGACAACGCTATATGACGTAATGATTATGGGCCAGGTCAAGGAATGGTCCTTCGGGCCCGTGGACCAGGCGACGCTTGACGGCCTTCCTGAAAGCATACGGGGAAGGCTAGTCAAAGAAGTTGACGCGTTATATGGGAATTCGGTCCCTTTAGCAAAGGGCGGCGTCGGGAACTAGGCGAAGGACTTTTCAAAGCAATGAAGATTCCTTCCCGTTTCGGATTGCCGCCTGAACTGGAAGACGCAATGATAATCGAAGAAACTGGATTCCCGCCCCAGGTAACGGACGAATGGCCGCAATCGCTTATCGAACGGCTTATCGTTTACAAGGGGGTCAAGAACGTGGTCCAATACGGCGGGAACTGGCAACCTTAAAAGGGGGATATTATGGCGAATGAAGCTGGCGTGACCGTGGTCCTTCGAATGCGCGACGAAGCTTCGGCCCAAATGGAAAGCTTCGGGAACACGACCCAGGCGACACAAATCGAAGCCCTTCAAATGAACGCCGCATTGACAGCAATGGGAAGCGCGTTTACAGCGGTCGGGGCTTTACTAGGACAAATTGACAGTCCAATGGCGAAAATGGCGTCGAATTTCCTTATGACGGGCGGGGCCATTCTGACGACCACGTCCGCCGTAATTCAAATGTTACCCTATATCAGGCAACTAATAACACACATTCGGACCCTGGCGGTCGCCCAGGGTATCCTTCAAGCTTTGTCGGGTCCCGCTGGTTGGATAGGACTTGGAATCGCGGCGGGCGCGGGGGTTGGAATCGCCGTGGCAACCAGGGGCGGCGGCGGCGGCGGGGTCCAGCAAACCGTCAACAATTACAATATCGCGGGAAGCGTCGTTACCGAACGGGAATTGGGCGAAATATCCAGGCGGGAAATCGTCAAGGACGCTGACCGAAATAATACAAGCGGGGTTCGATAATGGCATATCAGGACTTCCAGAATGATTACACAGAAGTTGACCCGAATAATCGGCTGACGGAAACGCCGACGAAGGTATCCTGGGCGGGTATGCGTCGAAGTGAAGCGGCGTATTGTTATAGGGACCTGGGCGAAGACTATTTTACCGAAAGCTGGATTCACGAATTCGAAGCGTATATGACAATTTCGCCCATAAGCGCACAATACAACATTGAAGCCGTCGGCGATATGATAGAATCATGGTGGCCCGTCGAAGTCGCTGGCGGGAATCAGCTTTGCGTTTCAATAACGAACGCGGCGGGGACCTTACAAATTGAACCGAACGAAGTTTACGGCGGGACCCGATACAGCGTCGCGAAGATAACCGTTTCCGCGGCGACGCTTTACTACTTCCGAACCAAACTTGACAGGTCACAAGGGACATACGGGAAATATACCGTCCAGATATTCAGCGACGCCGCCAGGACCATTTCGGTCGGGGCCATAACCTTGACCCTTCACACGAAGGCAAGTTATCGGTACGAATACGGGGTCCAGAATTTCGACGCGGCGGGGGCGTACGACGCGACGGGTTATGTTCAAAACCTGGACCTGGACGTCGCGGGCAACCCGACCGTCACGACGCAAGCGGTCACGGATATTCTGGAATTCACAGCAACGGGCAACGGGAATATAACCGATATCGGCCAGGGGCCAGTTAGTCAACACGGCGTTTGTTATTCCGAAACCCAGGCGATACCGTCCCTTCTGAATTCCCCATATACGGAAGAAGGGGCCGCCGCTGGAACTGGCGCGTTCACTTCGGACATGGCGAACTTAAAACGGAAGACGAAATACTATGTTCGGGCGTATGCGACCAACGCCTTCGGGACTGGTTACGGAACCGTCGTGACATTCTATACGGACCCGAACGCGATTGTTAGTATGGCCTTTGGCCAGTCTATCTTCACGGAAGCCCCCGATTGGGACGACGTGTCGGGCGACGTAATCGGGTTCGATATTAAGCGCGGGCGGAACCATGACCTTGACCGAATCGAAGCGGGGACCGCCATTCTTACCTTGAAGAACCTGGACGGGAATTATTGGCGATACAATGCGGCGGGGGATTATTACCCGTATGTGAAGCCGCTTTCCCTGGTTAGAATTTCCGCGGTATGGGGCGGGGTAACATATCGTCGTTTTTATGGCCTGATTGAATCCTTCAAACATGGCTGGATAGGCGACCGCGGGGGGAAGGTTCCGATTGTGAACGTATCATGCGTTGACCTATTCAAAAGCTTGACCAGGTTAAAACTTCAATCGCTACCTGGGACAATCGGGGCTTATGCGAACACCGTCGCCCTGGCCGCCGACGCCGCCGCCGCCCAAAAGGACGTCGTTATCAAGTCCCTGGCGGATAGTGCGACGGAAGGTTGCGACATTGCGCTTCTTCATGTCGGCCAGTCGGTCACAATCAAGGACGATTCGGCTTCCGAAGTGAACACAATCGCCAGCATTGACGCGGACACTTACACGCTGACCATGACGAACGACCTGGCGAATGCTTATGCCACGGCCGACGACGCCCATGTGAAGAAGTGGCCCGCCGTTTTGAGTGGGACCCGCGTCGCCGACGTATTGTTCGAATTGGGTTGGCCAGCGTCTTTGACGACCCTGGACACGGGCGTCGTCACAATCATTGAATACGTTCCCGCGGCGGGCGGCGAAGCGGCCCTGGGACACCTTCAGGCCGTCGCCGAATCCGACGGGGGGATTATCTTCGTCGCAATGGACGGGAAGGTCACGTTCCAGGATAGGGACAAGCGATTATCGGCCCCATTCAATCCCGCCCAGGCCGTCTTCAGCGACGACGGGGGCGACCAAAAGTATGTCATGGCCGAACCCGAA